TAGTAATACTTTTGCATCTCTTAATGTTTGAAGATATGTAGAATCTATAGTAGGCAACACTTCAGTTGCTGCTGAACCAGTCCCGGCTCCGACAATGGCGCTAACATTTGATAGCAGTGTTTCGATAGTGTTAACTTCAGAAACTGTTGCAGCAGTGCCACCTATTCTAGGAGTTGAAGAATAAATGTTTAATGGTGCTAAGTTTTGAACAACTTGTTTTGCTAGATATTTTGCATAGTCAATACCAGCAACAGTTTCAGTTAATTGAGAAGTTGGGATCTGTAAAGACTCTGTAGACCCTACAGCATCATAGTATTTGATACCTGCCTTTCTTGTTTCGCTATTGCCACCATAGATTAAGTCATAAATTAATGCTTCGATAATATAACCAACGTCTCTAGCACAAGACTCTGTACTGTATGTTAGTGATGGAAAATCAAAATTTAAGTAACCAATCGTTTCGTCTTTGATAAAATCTATGTTACTCTCTAGTAACAGCTTTGCATTTGTTTTACCTGCTGACAATCCTGTTGGCAATGTAAACTGCAATGTTGGTGCAAAAGTAGTACCGTTCTGAACAATAGTTGATACAATATTTTTATCAGTTAACACAGCAGGTTGGGCAGCTGGTGTAGGATCTAAGGTATTATACGCTAAGTCAAACGCATATTCGATTGCTCTAACAGTTAAGTCAGATTGGGTATTAATAACCTCGGCCGCATTAAATTGGCGATAACTTAAACCTGCCTTTCTTGCATGATAGTTAGTTCCCAGGACAATGTCATATCCTAATCCGTCAATGATTAAACCAACGTCTCTGTAACACGCATCGCTGTCGTAACTAAAGACTCCGTATGGCCAAGGAGTTGATTCGTCTAGGATAAACGATGCCGTAGAACCAGTGGTGCTAAATGTATAGTCTCTAACATAGTTGATTCGATAAACTGTGTCTTCCACGATAAAAGATGCAGGAAGTTGAGGCATCCTATTTAGACCAGAAACACGTAAGAATGTACCTGCTTCTTCAGTTGAAAGGATGGTAAATTTTAAATTACCTGTAAACCCGTCAACATATTGTCCGCCAGCAAATCTTTGTTCGCCTGTACTCTTAGCAAAAGATGCACATTCTTGTGCATATGGAGATTTAGCAAGAATCTGACCCTCTGGGTCAAGTACCATTGCAAAGCCTCCGTGTCCTTGGAACGTAATTGCTTGGAATCTAACAGCATCATTACACAAGGCAACGTCCATTTGATCGTTGTCTTTAGGATAGTTAACGCTACCGGAATTATCAATAACATCTATGATAACGTTTATTAAAGCACCAATTACACCTCCGGTGTTCGTTGCGTAACCACTGGATGTGTACGTACCATAATCAGTACCATTTACCGATGCTGTTAATGCCTGATCGTCATATAATTCAAAAGAAGTAGAATCAATTACGCTTACATAATAATCGTTACCATTGATTTCAGTCATCCCACTAGCACCGCCGATCACAATCTGATCGCCAGTTAATAATCCGTGACTTGTTGTGGTTGTAACAACTACAGGATTAGCATTTGTTGCGCTGCCAATATTAAAAGATACACCGCCGGAGCCTGTTTCTGCAACATACGCATTATCAACAATTTGAGGCATTATATCCTGATAGGTATCCTGAATGGCAACGTTTCTGATAACCATTTGGGCTAGTGTGCCAACTCTTTGAATACCGGCGATTGTTTGACTTAACTGTGTTGCGCCGATAGCAATCAATCCACTAGCATTACCGTAATATTTTAATGCCGCAGACATTGTTCTATTAGAGCCGCCCCACTTTAAATCAAAGGTCATTGAGTCAATAATCAACCCAACGTCTCGTTCGCAGAGATTTTGATCATAAACAAAGTTGCTTAGGAATGGTGAATTTTGATTTACAATTTGATAATTAATCCAGGCAATAACTTCTTTCTGAATGAACTGTCTGTTTAGTTGTAATAGTTCAGCTGCTGATCTGTAGTATCCTTTATTATTAACAATAGGATAAACCGGAATACTGCTGTCTGTTAGATAATGATAACCATAAAGTCTATCAGCAATAGTTAACTGATCAAGGTTCTCTTGACCAATAGTTAAATCTCTACGGAAGTTGATAAATGCCCACGGACTTGAGCTAACGCCTGGCTTAGGACGAATAATACAACGTCTAAATTCATCACCGACAATAGATACGTTTTGTGGGACACGGAGTGGGTAGTTTTCTTCGTATATGCCACTTTCAACTAAGATTGTGATTTGTGTGTTCTTAGTTACATCACCGTAGCTAATTGCTTCACCGATAATGAAAGAACCGTACTTAATGTCGACGTCGAATATCTCATTACCTTCGCTGTCTAATGATCCTGTGTGTGCTAGAATCTGGGCAAGCGCCCCAGATTGTTCGCCTCTTAGATATAGTCCTTCTCTTACATCTCGGCCTCTAATAGCACTAGGGGTACTAGTAGAATAATCGCCTGTGAAGTCTGTTTTATATCCTTCGGTATTGATTAAGAATCTCGGAAGGTTAACAACTACGTTTGGTAAGCTAGTAAATCCAGAACCTTGATCTGTAATAGTAATTCCCATTACAATGCCACCAACTACGTCAGCAGTACCGAACGCACCTGCACCACCACCGCCCACAATACGAACGGATACTAAACCGTATCCCGAACCACCGTCATTAATTTGAACATTGTTAACTTTGTATGTTAGAGAAACTGTGACAATAGCAGCCCCGCCACCTAAGCCACCAAACTCACTATCAGTGGTTGTACTAATCTCTGAACCAACAGGTAATGCAGTATATACACCGGAGCTTAGTTGTCTAACTGTTAAGACACTGCCGGTTTCTGTAATAGACAATACTTCGTAAGTAGCAGGCTGAGTATATGTGCCGCCTTCGATGGTTAAAATATCACCGGGTCTATAGTTGACGCCACCGTTAGCAATAGCTATAGTGTCAACACTCATTAATACAGTGCCGCTAAATCCTGCACCATCACCCGGAGCCTCGGAAATGTCGCTTAATGTACATTCGGCCTGGCCGTTATTATATGTTAAAATTTTCTTGTATGGTCCAATCTCTAAACGAGATTCGAGCATGATTTCTTCCGCTCTTTTACAAGCTGCTTCAATTGTGCGATAAGCGTAAGCTAATGCACGACCTTGTAACGCTGTGCTAACTCCTACCCTATCATCTGCTCCGGAAGTTGCGACATATAAATTAACACTGCTACCAAAAGCGGAGTTATCTACATAACGCTTAGTTGCAGCAATTAAACCATCATAGGTTTCATCGTCATCTGGTTGAGGATCTCTAGATAAGATTAGCGGCCCACTCATTGTACCAAATGCTGGGTTAACTGTATTGGTTCTTGGATCAATAGCATTAACACCTGCTCTGGAAATCTTTGTATCTGCGTAATTTTTGTTTACTACTTCGTGTTCATATATTGGTTTTAGAGGAACATTGTTTTCCTCTAAGTCAACAATTCTGTGAGTAATGCCACCGGACTGGACACTTAAATCGCCGCCTAACTGCGGTGTAGGATCAGCAACAACTTCAGAGAACTCAGAACTGATTCTAATTTCGTTGGTATTTGTAGTAAAGTCTAAACTAATACCGGAGCCGGGAATAATTTGCTTAAATGCAATACCGCTAGCATCTGTGTTAACAGATAAAATAGCGTTGTCGTGCCCAGTATAACCGCCAGCATCTTTGTAAGGTGTGCTAGCGTTATCTTGCTTTACATCGTCTAAGCCTAAGAATGTTAATTTCTCGCCAAGACCTAATGAGCTGTATAGCTCTCTAAAGTTGTCGTTTACTTTTCTAAACGAGTCGCGAATACTATCGCCTGTGCCGTCGTTGCCTACAACGCCGATGTCAATAATTTTTCTTGCCATAGTTCATCCTATGTGTATGGATATCTATGATATTTAGCCAAAAATTTTATAAGCCTAATGTAAATACATTATGTTCTTAAAAACAAAAACCCAACAAACTCAACACGTTAGGATCAGTAAATTGGGAGTGGAACACTCATATACCAGAAATAAAACTATCGCAGTGTTTCATTGCGATAACTGTGATTGCGTATTTGAAAGAGAATTGAAAAAAGTTAATAGCAAGCGGTTGAGCAATAACTATTTTCACGTTTGCTCAAAATGTGACGCTAAACGTTTTGCTCAACGTAAGGGTGTTGAGCGTAAGAAAATTTGGGATATGCCCGCTAGTACAGAATTACCAGTAGGTAAGTTTTAAATTGTTCCTGGGTCTGTTTTGAGCAGTTGTTCAAAACCCCAGCGGCGCTCGTTACAGCCGTTGCAGCTATAACATCTACTAACTTCCCAAGCAGCACAACTATGAGTTATGTAGAATAATGCTTCTTGATTGTGTTTGTAGATTAAATCTACGATATGACTTTTGTTTAAATCTTTAAACGGTGCTTTAAAGAAATCAGATTCTTTATAGGGTATCGGTTCCCAGCCTATCATGTGTTGTGGTAGCTGCTGTATCAGTCCTGTATAAACACGCTTAAAACCTAGTTTAAATGCGTCCTGTACGCCTGATTTTACTTGTTCCGGCTCTGGTAATGTATTATCACCGACCTTTAATGATTCGGAATAGGGTTTATGAAACGCACTTTGAACGTGCGCTATGACTAATTGCGAGAAGTTTTTTGACCCTTCTTTACGTAAAACCGTTAATGGAACAATTTCGTGTATGTTATTTTGGCTCTTATTTGCCAACATAAGCAGATAATACAGGATAGCACTGTCCATTCCTCCGCTAACAAATATACCAATTTTACTAGGATCTGTTGGAAGTTCTAGCGTTACTGTTCGGATATCAAATTCGGGCCCGCAATATATTACCATCTGGTATTTATAAACTAAATAAAACCACAAGGAGATTTAACCATGATCAATTTCTTTAAGAAATTATTTGGTAGCAGACCAGTAGAACCTACAACACCAGAGGTTCCATATAAAGTTGAAGTAGCACCAGTTGCTGAACCTAAGCCAGTTGTTGAAACCGCGCCAGAGGTTACGCCAGTTGTTGCTGAAGCACCTGCGCCAAAAAAACCAGCTGCTAAGAAAGCTGCTAAGAAACCAGCTGCTAAAAAGCCTGCTGCACCTAAGAAGCCTAGAGCTCCTAAGTCACAAGCCTAATAGTTTAGCTTCTTCGTAGAGTGCAGAGCTGGCTAAGTTCTTGGCTTTGCTCTCGCACATAATATCTGCGATATCTCTAAAACTCAGCGCCCATTTGTTAACTTCTGTATTCCAGTAGAAGTTCGAATGTGCCCTGAGTTTTGCTTTCTTGTATCCATTAGCTAACAGTGCCGCATGGTCTGGCATTGTATTAGGACAATGTCCTACGAGAATATCTTCACGACTAACAGAATAATGGCAAGTAGGCCGAACGCCACGCCACGAATCAATAACCCGTTGTACCCGAGGATCGTTCGGTTGTATGTATTCCCCTTCTCTAATCCAATGGTGGTGTATATCCAGGACAATAGGGAGAACGTCAGCAAGCTCAAGACAGTCTGAAAGTCCATGTGCCATTTCCTCGTTTTCGATAGTAATACAGTTACGTGCCTCGGGAGTTAAGCGGCCCAGAACAGCACGTATTCCATCGGGGCCTCGTCTGCCAGCAATATGAACGTTGATCTTAAAGTCTTGAAACGTTTGACCAAATCCCATCCATTTAGCCATTGTTGCATGATATTCAAATTCTTCAATTGAACGATCTACGATACCATTGTTATCAGATGCCAGCACGACAAACTGACCAGGGTGCATACTAAGCCGAACGTTATTCTCGCGAGCCAGATCTCCCACTTCTCTAAAAGCTCTTTCGCAATAGGCTCTAACATCGGATAACCGGTAAAAGAACTGCCAATCGCGGTGAGTGAACACAGGAAGTATATCGCTACTGAGTCGTACCATTCTAAGATTTTCATCAAATGTGCCTACCTTTTTAACAAGCAAGCGACATGCTTCGATGTTGTGTTTCATTAAGTCCCACAACCGTTCTTCAGCAATGTGCTGGCTTTGTCTATTTAACCAAGCAACAGTAGTAGTACCAGTATTATATTGTTTGCAATTATCGTCTTGTTTGATGCCGTTAATTTGACTAGGACCGTCGATGAGCTTGCAGGCGAAGCCAATTCGTTTAAGCACTTTTGATAACCTTAAAAATTTTGTAATAAGAATTTTGACATTGTTGTAATGCCCATTGTAACTGCTTTGCAGGCATGTCGTCAACCACTAAATTAATATCTTTGCTGATATCTAGGTGAGAGTACATTCGTTTAAATGTTAAACGATTGTGTTCGTCTAGCAAAGACAACAAACGTTTAATTTCAGTTCGTCTTTGTTTGGGAGTTAATCCGTCAGACATGTTTGACTTCTTTCTTGTTGTCAAAAATTTGTAAGAATTTATTACCGTCTGTATGCGTGTCTACAACAACCATAGTGTATTCGTCGCCACGGTAGACCCACTTAGGCAAGAACCGTTGTGTGTAGATTTCGTTGGCGTAGTAATTGCCTGATTCGGTTTCAAGTTCTTCTAAAGTATCTGCAAATTGCACTTCGTCGCCGCGGCCCTCACCGGTAAGACGCCAGTAATACTTTGTAGCATCATCTACAGGAATAACGACCCAGTCTTCAACGTACCCGAAGTAGTCAAAGAGGTCTTGTCGAACGAGATTGTAGTGTTTAAGAAGTTCCATAGTGCTAGTATAGCACCATTACTTCCAATTGTCAACTACGTAAGGATCTTGTATTTCGTGGGGATTTGGGTCGCCGTGGAATACCGCAACACTACAGTCTTTAGGAATTTCGGGATTGCGCACAGTCTTGAATCGGCGTTGTCCGTTTTGAAAGATTAGCTCGCCTTTATTTCGTATTTCCCATTTGTAGCTTTGTAGCCAGGCGTCGGGCCAAAACTTAATTCTATCTTTGGCTATTTGCCAAATCCAATCCTGGTCTCCGTGAAGACGTTGGGCTTTGCTAGGATCGCTTTTGAACCTAAGATAGATATCACTTTGTGTACCAGCTATCCAGCTTAAGGCAGAACTGTTTAAGGTATTCCAGGTTGGACTAAACTTTCTATTGAAATCTCTGATACCAAAGAACTCGGTTGAATCTGTTACTAATTTGTTAATGTTGTTGTGTATCACAACATCAAGGTCAAAGTAAAGTATTCTACCCTGCAATGGTAGACCGGGATCAAACATATGTACTTTGTGCCACCACCCCTTAGCATATCCCATAGATGGCTGAACTATTAATTCAACACCTTCTATCGGAGTTGGATTGTCTGTAAGGCAGGTAAACTTGTAAGGAACAGTTAAGTGCCTTGACACCATGTTCCTTAATTTTTTTACATACTCTAAGCTGTACTTAGTACCAAAATTAACGCAGAGCACCGTTACCAATGTCGTACCACCCCGGCTATAATAAAACAGTTTGTTAATATGTATGAGAAAACAATTAGGGTTCGAATACAAGCAATTTTATTTGCTTCGGAATCATTGTTCCCTGACTTTTCCCCTAATGCTTTGGCCCATAGTCTCCAAACTTTATGCAAATAAGTCTTCATTCCACTCACGGTGGCCTTCACGGAAAGCCATGTTGCTTTGTGTTTCGCGAACTTCAACACGATAACACCACAGGCGCTCTGCTTCTGCAGGACCCCACATCTCGGGGATGTAAACACCATTGACGTATTTGTAAAGCATATCGCTAAGACCTTCGCAGCCTAGTTTAGGTAGCACAACAATCTTAGCCATTTTCTTTTCTTGTAGCAATTCGTAGGTAGCCATTTCTGGATCATCGGCTGCTACAATAAGCGTGTGGTCGAATTGATCTTCGAGCGTCTTCTTTAGTTCTTTTAACCCGCCATAGTCAGCCGCCCAATTGCGAACGTCGAGGTCATTTGTTCCAAAGTAGAACTTCATTGAAAAACTGTAACCGTGAATTAGGTTACAGTGACTATCAGCACGCCATTGTCTGTATGCACAAGGAAAGGCATCGTGATATTCTTTTGTCGATGTGTACTTGTAAAGTACCGGTTGTAGATTTGCCATTGTATTCTCCTTTTGAAAAATAGCAATGACACGCAGAATTTTTAAAGAGGGATGAGCGTCTAAGTCCTCTAGCTTTTAATTATACAAGGTATTTAACGAAAATACAACACTTGTATTAGATTTTTGCCATTCTGCTGGCAAATTCCATAGTTCTTGGTTGACCACAATAAATTGTTTTTCTGGAAAGCAATCAAATATTTTTGCTATTTGATAAATCCAATAACTAGGATCCACTGCTGCGGTATGTGACCCCTGGTAGTTTTCTGTGTCTTTGTAGATATTGTTTACTTGAGATTGGTGACCATATAGATCAAACCCTACAAGGTATACAGTATCTGCAAGGCTTGCAGCAATTAACACAGCGTATGGACCGGAACCCCAATGTATGTGATTATCTGGACGTAGTGTTCCCTGGTAAGGAAGTTCCGGAAGATGCTTGACATTTTTATTCTTAAGAATTTTTCTAAAGTATTGATGCCAGTTTTCTCTTACGTGGATTTCACAGTTGTCTGTTAAAGGATTTTCGAGTGCTTCTCTAACCATCCTTGCATCACAGCACACAAGATGGTTAGGAATGAAGTCTCTATGTAAGGCATTGCAGCCTACAGTTATGAATTTACTTTTGATAGCTTTAAGGTCTAGGCCTCTGCGGCTTTCACCGTTGCCTATGGCTAGGGCAATACTGCCCATTGCTTAACCTCTTTCTTTGATTTCGCCGAATGGATACCAAGCACCCGGGCTACCTGCTCTTAGACAGATCCAGCCGACAGTTCCGCCTACTCTAGGATTTGCATTCCAAACGATATCGCCAACAACATATGTTCCTTCGGAAGGTGTTGTTTCTGCATAAGTTTGTAATCTTCCGCCTAAACGAACAGCACCTGCAACGTGTAGGTCTACACTTGGGTCTGGATTGTTAACACCAACGCTTAGTTTACCGTTGATTTTAACCTGGATTGGATTACGATTTGGATTGCCTAAATCAATGTTGCCGTTTGCCTTAACACTAATTCTTGCTGTATTGTCTGTTACAATATCAAAGTCTGTGCTAGCAAATGTACCTACCATGCCGTGCATAGCATCATTTGTGCCAACCATTACCTCGATGGCATTTTCTGCAACGCTGAATGCAGCGTTAGGAGCATCAGTACCTAAGCCTAAACGATCAGAAGTTCCATTGTAGATCAAATACTGGTTAATGTTAACAGAGCCGTCAACGATTAAACCTTTTAGACGTCCAACCTGCTGTAAGTTACTCTTAACGACTGTAGAACCTAATTCCGTACTGTCAAGAACTTTAGAGCCGCCGATAGAAATATTTCTATCTTTGTCTAAATTAATAGTCTCTGAACTGAAAAATCTATCAGGATTTGCTTGGAATACCAGCTGCTTAGTAGTTCCTTGCCCACTCCAAATAATTCCCTTGCCGGAATTATCGCCGCCTTGCTTGGCGCGAAATTCGAGGAATTTAGTGACTTCTTGTGAGCTAGAGAAGTTGGCTTCTAGGTACGCTTTTAGCGCATCGTTTAGGTTAAGTAGAGATTGATCCATATTAGTATTGTCCATACCAATATTTATCAATCTCTAAACAAACATTACACTACTTTCAACAGCATAATTTCTTCGTTGATACGTCCGTTTAGCTTTGTATCAACAGCGTTAATATCGTCTAAAAACTTACGTAACGCTACTTTTCCAGCATCTTTAAACGCTTTAATTTGCTCTGCAGGCTTACGCAGGGTTTTTTGTATGCTCTTAAACTCATCAAACCCTGTAATGCTAGTACCCTTAACTCCTAAATCGTGAAATTCTGAAGCAACGTATTTGCCCAACTTTCGAGATTTACTGTTGTAAACCCAGAGTTCTTTGCTACCAATAATGTCTGCAGGATTGATACTGACCAACTTTAGTGGCTCATCGGTTTTCTTATATTTGAGCTTGCTAACAATCTTGTCCTTGCTAACTGCTTTAGTTTTACGAGGAGCACGGTTAACCTTGGCTTCTTGCATAAGCATAGTGCAAGCACTATCAATTTCCTGATAGAATGTAGTAATCTTCTTTAGATTAGCTTTGCTAAGATGCTTATAACCTTCTTTAAGCTGTTCATCCTTGGTACCTGGTACTTCGAGTAGTTCGGTAAGATTACGTTCGTAAAAACCCTTAATAATGCGAGCGTGTGCTGCTTTAGCCTGATAGCCCTTTAACACATTAAGTACTTTGAATGCCTTGGGTTCAAATGTTTCGGGGTCTGTTTGAAACGCTTCGATAGCATCCTCAATCTCACTAGTCATTGCCATGCTAGCATCTCGGACACGTTCCTGAATGCTCGGACCAGCAATTACCGGTTTAGAATCAGCACCTTCTTCATCGTCTTCAATATCGTTCTTGCCATCTGCTACAACTTTTGCAATAGATTCTTTTAGCCAATCAGCGGTGCTTCGACCATCGTTAAAATCTGCCCTAACAGCCGGCATTCCCTTTAACAGGTTTGCCGCAATGGCACCCATTGTTAGTCCGCAACGATTATCTTTTGTTTTCTTGAACTCTGCAATTTGATCTTTGGTATAACCGTTTGCAGCCATCCAATTGATCACTTTTGGTTTAAGTTCCTTGGCGCTGGATTCTAAACGATACCAATCCATGCTCTGGCGGAAATGTTTAGAAAATTGTTCATCTGATAACGAATCAACGTTATCCCATTTAGGGCTATAATCTTTGCCTTTAGCGGCACGAACTTTATCTAGATGTGTTGCCATTATTCCTCACTTTCAAACCGTTGAATTTCAATAGAATCGCCGCTGTCGTCTTCCTGATAGACTGTGGCAGCGAACGCACCGTCCATCACAATTTGTTCTGCAAGCGCAAACGCTTCGGTTTGACTAGCAGTAGTTTCGATTAGTTCTTCATGGCCGTCGTCATCCTCGGCCCAAACTTCAAATAGCAAAAAGCTCATTGGTCATCCATTTCGTCATCTAGAACAATCCAGCCTAGACGCTTAAGGTCCTCTCTAATTTTATCAGTAACTCGGCCTTCGCCGACATATTCTTTTGTTCCGTCTTCGTCGCCGTTTCCTAAGCCACCGCCGATTCCGGAACAGTACCAGTCAATGTAATCACCTTTCTGGCGCATGTCTGCTATAATACCACCGGCATACCTCCAAGAGCAAGACCATGTTTGCTCTTTTAATAGAGGCAAGACGTCCAAACGTTGAAAATCACGATTGCACATTGCGGCATATAAATTTTGAGCATAGGTATCGCTGGCGCGAACTTTCTCTAAAATCCACGGAGTGGTTAGGAGATCGTATTCTAAATTATCTTTTCGAGCTTCTGCATCTTCAAACTTTTTATTGTCTTGTGCAATAATAGCTTCAAACATTTTGAGATAATCTTCGTTAATGGGTTCGTTCTTCTCAGCCTGACGCTTGAGATATCCTTCCTTTTGGAAAGTATGTCGTTCAGGGCTTTTTGAAATCTTTGACATCTTTAACAGCAGCTTTTAAAGTTTCTGCATAGTTTAATGCTTGTTGTTCACTCATTGCAATAGTGCTTTGTGCTGTTACTGCACCGGTGGTCCATAGTTGCCAAGTAACTTTTAAACGAGTCCAAAGGCCATTGATTAGATCTTTAGCAAACCAATCAAGTTCTTGCAACCAGGGACTATTGATATCGTAACGCTTTTCGACCAGATCAGACCAGTAATCAGTTTTGACAGTAATATACAAGTTAACGTTGATACCAGTATCGGCTGCTTCTACTTCTACGTTGTGATCATGGTACTCCTGACCACACCCGCAGACAACCTGATAGAACTTACTATCACCGTAGTCGCCTCTTTTCAAGATGCCTTCTGCTGGTGTTTGTGATTTCATGTCCACAGTCCTCGTCTTACCTTGATCAACCGAATCATCATTTCTTCGTCCTCTTGCTCATATTGTTCTTCCATTGCATGACATTTGTCAAGAGCTTCACGACTCAGGGCTTTATCTTCTGGAGTCTCGTCCTCGAAAAAGAGATCATCGTCGTCATTATTTTTTCTACGCTTTTCGCACAATGCACTCCAGCCACTGGCTTCGTAAGGGTCTGGTCGTTGTGGGCGGATAGCTGTCCACCAAACGTACAAGTCGATTAGTTCTTTTGCATTGATAGCTTGTTGTGTAGGCCCAGAATTGTCGTCCATCATCAATCCAGAAGCCCAAACAAGATAATCCATTCCGGCTTCTGGGCAACGCCAAGTTCTAAAACGAAAGAATGAGCGAGACCAGGGTATATTATATTTCTTACCTGCTTCTTCGCTCCACGCACAATGATGCCAGGCTTGCTCTACCTCAATAAAGTCAACAAGCTCGTTGAACATACAAGGCAAAAAGCGATTACCAACGTCACACCAAGAACCCGGAGAAATATCTCTAGGATGGGCAGTAAGAGCGTGACTATGACTAATATACCGATTATTGATATAATATCGTAGATCATTGAGTTTGTCTCCTGGCCAGCTTACTATGTTTTGAAGTTTGTGAAGAAATTCTTCCGCTAACCAATAACGAAAGGGGTGTGCTGCCTTTGCTGCCTTTTTCCAGTTTCGCCAACCTTTGCTAGTCTCAGCACCGGGCTTTGGCGTTCCGCGAAGCCAGTCAGCAAACGATCCACATGTCCAATATCTTGCTCTCATACGATAATTATATAGTCAAAACAACAGCTTGTCAAGATGTTAGAATTTTCTTTGATATCCTGCCAAATTAAGCAAAACACTGTAGTGCTCGTAGGCTTTCTTGATACCTTCATTTGAATTTCGAAGATGCAATTCTTCGCGTTCTTTTTCCATTAGTACTTCAAACATATCTCGCATTCCTTCCGAATTGCGATGATTGTAAAAACGTTTTTCCAACTCTACCAATGTTTGTAACCTGCTTTCTGGTATTTGAATAGTGTATAACGTTTCAGTTCTAAAATCTTCTAAATCATTTCTTACAAGATCTGCACGTTCTGGATCGCAAAAGAATGTTGGAGGACGATACCGAGCATATCGCCCAGTATCGTTAACTATTTTAACTTCGTAATTCTTACAGAAGTTTTTTAGTTTTTCATCCATTTGTGATCAAAGTTTCAGCCATTGGAAAGATTACAGCAATTGCTTTAGCACAGGCCAATGCAACTAGTTGATGCTCTTTCTGTGTACCGTTTGCTGAACGCAACGTAATAAAATGAATCCAGGAACGCAAGGTACCGTTCATGTACATTCGGCTTACAGTGTTGCCTTCTGGCAGAACTACGCGAGCTTGTTCTTTAGCAATACCTTTGCTAACAGCCCAGGTATATTGTTCTTTTACAAGATCGATGACTAGCTGTTGACGACGATGCCATTCTGCTTCGAGCTCAGGATCATCAGTTTCGATGCTATTCTGTCTATTCTTGGTGTCCTGAAGTCTTGCCTCTCGCAATACAAATTCAAGATCCTTTGTTGGATCAGCGTATCGTTGTGAGTACTCCTGGAAGCTAAAACTTCTGTGACGCAAGATTTGTCTTGCAATGTCACGAGTTGTTTCGATTTCCACGCAAGCTGAAACCATTTCAAGTGGTGACCAGTGTTGGTGTTTAACCAAATACTTGATTAATTTCTCAGATGTCTCTGTGTTAAATTGGTTTGAAGGATTGCTGACCCTAGCACAATATGCAATTAGTTCTTGTGCATCGTCGATGCCTTGGTTAGCAAAATCTTCTGTTGGTTGACTGTATGATAAAAGTCTAACGTTCATTCTTTGTCTTCTTCTGGTTCATCAAAACAAAGGCTTTCCATTGTTTTGTAATGTTCGTAGGCTTTTTTAAGAGCTTCGAACTTTGCTAGTTTTTCTGGGTCTGGCACTAGTATAGCCAGTCGTTGCTCCATCTTTGTCATAAAGTCTTTTAAACTTTTGCCATCAATTTTTACATCGGCTCCTGCTGTTAAATCTATTCCGTTAGTATCGATATTAACATTTTTAGATGTAGGACCCCCTGCACCGGCTATGGTATAATAACTGCCCCCACTAGTACCATTCCAACTGTTAGAAGTTGTAATGCCGCCTACAGTCATTCCTGAACTATAAGTAGGCGATGTTAGAGTTCCTAACGAATAACCTGCACCGGCGCCAGTAATAGTAATAGTGTCAATAGTTGAAATAGTGGTCGATCCCTGAGCACCGTAGCCACCTAGATCTATCACCATGTCGTTTATGTCTAACGTATCAGTAACCGACCCAGACTGGGCCGATTCTAATATCTTTGACTGTTCGTCAGTTAGCACTTTAGCTTGCCTTGGCTTCTTTACGTGCGTTCTTTTCTTCAGTGATTTCATTGCGACGGGCCTTTACACCTTTTGCAACTTCTTGTAGGGCTTTACGTGCTCTTGTTCCTGCTGCACCGTTACCTGCTGTAAATTTCGCATCTTCTGCTAAGAATGCTTCGAAGTCTGCTTTTAATTGTTCTACTGTATTTGACATATGGTTTCCTTATAATATGTATTCTACTTATAAAAGTATTTGGTGTGGTCGGTAGGTTTCGAACCTACAAAGGCTGCGTCTACGACTGCGCCCCAACACCAGCTTTCCAAAAAGGAGAAGCGGCAGGTCTGCCAATTCCACTCACGACCACAAGTATATTATATAACCTAGATTGCAATTATACAACAGATTATTGCTCATTTTTGACAAAATCCAAAGCCACAAATTTGTTGTACGAAAACTACACAGGATATATATTGTACTTTTTATTAAGGAGTTTACATGAAAAAGCTATTAGCTATTTTAACGCTATCATTATTATCAATCGGCACAACCTTTGCTGCAACCGGCACAATTGAATATCAAGATGTTACTGGTGTACAAGGAACAGCAGATTCACGGAACTATCGTTTAGGCATTTCGGAAAAGATTAACAATAACTTCTCTGGAGATGTAAGCATGGTTACTACTGCTAAAGAAAGTAATGGTTCAGTATCTAGCTCACGCCTAGAAGGCGGCCTAACAGGTTCTGCATCTTACGGATTGTTTAAGCCATACGTTCGAGTAGCAACTGGACAGAAGTTTACAACCACAACAAACTTTACATACTACTCAGTTGAACCAGGCGTTTCAATGCCAATTGCAAATACTGGCTTTACTGCTAAGTTAGGTTGGAGGTATCGTAATGCGTATGACTCCGCAGCAAATGCTGATGAAACTAAAACATGGAGAACTACACTGTCGTATGCTATTACTCCACGAGACAGTGTTGCAGTAAGATTTGATCGCGTTCGCGGTGATCTTAATCAAGACATCTGGGTAATGGGATATAGCCGATCATTCTAATGTAAGTATCCAATAAAAAAGGACCCCTGGGGTCCTTTTTTTTAATCTAAAAAAATTAAACTACTTCAAACTTCCTAGGCTCGGTAGTAATTCCGCAAGATTGATGATATTCCTCAACCCTAGCCATATGATTTACAACACCCAGATTGTTTGAATATACGTTAAACTGTTCTTCACTATCCCAAGTATTTTCGATAGTTAGGGTTAAACCCTCGACGCCCTTAATGACCCTACGCAGTTCCATCATGTATATTTGTTGACAGTCGATGTATTGCTGAGAATACTTGCCAAAAAACCACTGGATATGCCAAGGCACTCCTAAATTTGGGCGTGTATAAACGGTAGTTACTTTAAATGCCATAATAGTTCCTGTAAGATATTACTGCGTTTATTTATCACCAATTCTGTGAATGCTGTCCTTGCTGCAAGAACGCAATATCTCGTCAGTTTCGTCGGTGCGAACTGCTGTTAGCACAAAGATAGTCCTAGGAACTCGACTCATGTTAACTGTTCCGTGAGGAACGTTGAGTGTATCAAAGATATGAATATCTCCCGCTTTCCAACCCGTGTGTACATAGTTGCCGTATTGCATAAGTTGACCGGGCTCGTAATCTTGTAAGTGAATAATCATCCTAGTTAACTTATGCGGTGCTGCTGGATATCTGTGCCATAACTTATCAATGTGCATAGGAAATGTTTGTCCAGGCATCTGAGTATGAATCCTAGTCCTACAACGTTTTAGTTTCCAGTAATCTGCCATTTGTTTTAGAACAGGAATATCTGTAATTTTAGGTTCTGGGACAACTTGTGTAAATTCAATGCCGCCGAACTTGTCTCTGTCATATTCTTCTTGTCCGTGCATTGGACTAATTCCACCCGGAAATCCGGGGTGAGCCTGTTTCGTGGTTAATTCATTCCATCCAACATTTTTTGATTCTTGTTCAAGCCAGGGTAATAATTCTTCTACAGACTTTCGTTGTTCTTCAGTCCATTCGAATCTTCCCAATAGATTAAAGTACTCTCCTTCCGGATCTTCCTTCCATTTATCAAAGTGATAGTTGCAAAACTTTTCCTTGAGGTACTCATAGTTGCTTTCATAATCTACAGCGTCCTGATATTGAAAGTCTAGGGGTATAGATTTAAACTTTGCACGATCTTCGTATTTTTTCGGATCCATTAATTTTCCTTTGCTTCATAACCAATAACAATAAGCCAGTCAACTAAGTCTGTCTCATCCTCGTCGAGAGTCCCGTTTATTCCATCATACGAATAAAGGACCTTACACCTAGGACGAGTTGCGTCTTCGGGAGGAAGAACTCCTTCCTTCCAGTTTCTTGTTTTAAATTTAGATGTATCAATAGCCATTTATTTACTTCATTTCAATATTGTATTTTTTGAAGCCATCAGCTTGGTGTTGTATCATACTGTTGACATGATCAGCATTTCCGATATCTTTACCAATGAATGCTTTTTGCAATGCTTCGTCTGTCTCTTTTAAACTTAGATATTCTTTCCATATTGCGGTCCAGGCTTTAATAATTCTCTCATCAGTACCAGGTGGTAGACCTACAAAGAAAATTTCACCATGCCTCCAGTTAGGGATACGTTTTTTAATATCGAGTGTTCCTGGCGGCAATGTATTAGGGTTTGATGCAAATCCAAAAACAATCTTAACTTTTCCAGACTCTAATAACGGTTTAACAGTACTCATAGGACTAAACGCAAACGGCAGATGCCCTCCTACAACATCTCTTGCAGAATCTATACTGGTTTTATAAGGGACCAATAACGGCACAGAAGCATTAACAGCGTTAGAAAATTGATGAGCCATAAGAACATTAGATACCGCGTGCCAGCCTATTTTAATATCTGTATCACCTGCCTTTAAACCTTTAACAAAATCTTCATACTTTTCGTATTTGTTTCCAGGTTGAGTGATAATAACATTAGCAACACCGCCAGTGGATATAATTGGTTCAATTACTTTTTGGCCTAATCTTTTTTCTGCTAGCCAAGAATTGCTAGTTGAGTTCATCATAATAACAGATCCGTCCTTAGGACCTGATAAAAATTCTTGTGCAGCAATTGAACTGTTAGCTCCGGGCTTGTATGAGATTTGCATCTGTACTCCCTTGCTAGCCATAAATTTTTCAAACGGTTGGTATTGTACATCAACAATTCCTCCGGGTCCGTATGGATTTAAAAATGTAATATTCTTAGGGATTTCTTGATACGGGTTAGCTCCTGCAGATAGAATAGTGAACGATGCAACAAATGCTGCCATTATTTTTATTAATGTCATGGTTTTCCTTGATTGTATAACGGTATTTAATTGAGATCCAACAAGTGAAATAATTTTGTATGTATGGGTCTGAGTAGTTTAACGCGATCGCTAATCACTGTAAGATAATTATTGTGTATGCCGTCTGCTACGTGTACCATGGCAGTTTCCCAATTCTTTCTTAGTTGCTCCATTTCGGGATGTTCGAATACCCAGAAGAACCAATCACTTCTCGAAATGTTAGGTTTTCCTGCTTGGAATTTATTTAAATCCCAGGATTCTTTATACAAAATCCTTTTATGTATTTCTCCCTGGTCCGTAAATTGTTTTAGATAATCAGCATCAGACATTCCTGATCTTTCCGTAATTACATTTTGATTCTCTTTGTTGTGTTTAAACCAAAGTGCAGATTGGTATGCTTGTTCTACCGGCAGCATTGGAATTTCCGGACTCCAGTAAAATGCCTCTACACGTTCCTCTAATTTCTGTCGAGGCATAATAGCAGTGTCCCAAACACCATCCATAAATTGAAACCAAATAGCATTATCTTTAAAATATAAAACTGGTTTTTCAATTCCAAAAATGTGTCCAATATTATTAGACTTTACTTGACTCATTGCTGTTTCTATCTTTGGATCAACGTGCCACAGCGTACTAGCTAGCCCGCCTCTTGCAATGCTGGTAAATTTTATACGAGATTCGATATGATCAGCATCTAATAATCGATCAGTAAGATTCGATCCGTAGTCAACTATGTTTATTTTAATTTCCGGATGATACTGTTTGAGATAGTCTAATGTGGGTTTAATAGCAAAGTCCCATTCGCTTGGACTATTCCTAGCAGATTTGTCCTGGACGTTAGGAGTATAGAACTTTCCGTCCACTAATGGCTTTGGCCATCTTACTGTAACTTCGTCTAATTTTATGTTGTTAGATAAAAACGTATGTAATATGTTATGGCTATCAGAGCCTCCAGAATAATGTAAAACTAGATAGCTGTACTTGTCTCGTAATTGTTGGGCACGGTCTTTGTAAAGTGTTGTTAACGGAATTTTTCCTAGAAGAGATTTATCTATTCCATCCCATACATGGTTGTGAAAATAATAATAGACTTTTGGATTTCCGTTACTACTAGCATATTGCAATGCTTCTAGTTTTGAAGTAAACGGAATTTTGTTAACAAACCAGCAACCGTATTTGCTGTTTAAAATTGGAGGAACATTATTCACAACGGTATTTATGGATTGCATTTTAAGATAAGTATTTTCTTTAAGGATTAGTATGCAATATACAGAGACACAATCTCGAAGCATAGCAAAGACACTGACTATTCGAGTATTATTCTCACTTAGTCACTTGATTAACGGATTTATTGTATCCGGATCTTGGATTATTGGTGCTCAAATTTTAGGTGTAGCAGCAGTTATTAATATGTGCTTGCATTGGTTACACGAACGAGTTTGGAATTGGGCACAGTGGAATCGCAAGCCCGGCGACACAAATATGTTTGTTGACGGCCAACCCAGAACAATTAGCAAGTCGATTACCTGGCGAATTTTAATTACATTTAATAATTTTATGATCCCGTACCTAATGACCGGCTCTTGGAAAGCTGCCGCAGCGTTTCTAACCATAGCAACGTTTATGAACATTGCAATTTACTACTTACACGAACGTGCCTGGAATAGGGTTACTTGGGGTAAGTCCGTATCGGACCAACCAGATACGTCTGAGACAGAGAAATAAGAGCGTCTGCTGTTCCGTCCTTGGCTTTCTTTACGTAAGGGCCAAGATTACTTTCTAAATACTGTAAGCCTTCCTGCCAAACATGGAAGGCTTTTGTATCTGCGTATCCGTTATAGAACCAAGCATCAAACTCACTATACCAATCTTTAACTGCCTTGTCAGCCTGATACCAATTATTATCCCAGGTTGTGTATAACAGCCCTCGAAGTATACGCTCGTGTATAAATCTATAACTTTCTGGGGTGAAGTTTTCTTTTGCCCACAATGTTTGATTTTCCGGAAACGCTTCTAACCAATGTTTAATAACGTGTGCTTGTTTGGTTAAAATCCTAAGGGCGTCAGGACTCCAGTAGAAGTACTCGACTGCGCTGTTTGTGTAATCTCTAATATGTTCTGCCACAGTAACCATGTTAGCAGCACGATCGTGAAATACAATATAAAGGTTTCCATTGTCGATGTATGTCCTTGGTTTTTCTAAACCTAATACTAACGCAATTCTTTTATCTTTATCAAACTGCTTACGAATAGTATCAAAGTGTGTGTAATTAAATCGTGTGGCTCCTGCAATGTTTACCTGTTCTCGTTTTTCCATAATCCAACTAGCATCGCCTACATCTTCGAGCATATTGAATAAATGATCTGTTAAATCTAACACAGTGATTTTAGTTTTAGGAATTTGATGTTCAACTTCTTTTAGACGAGGTAAAGTTTGCAGTGCGTATTCAGCAGCAGCATTTTTATTCTCTTTGTTATTGGGATCTAGTACAGTAAATTTTTCTGTAGCTTTGGTCATTGTGTTAACAACGATTTCGTCAATATGTAAATTTTGTCTAATAAACGCCATTAGGATATTATGACTATCTGCGCCACCACTGTAGCTCAACATAATATAATCATACTTGTCTCGAAGTTCTCTAGCACGAGCATCATACAATTGATCCAATGTTTCTACAGGTTCTAAGGCCCAATTATTTTCTTTGAATGCACGATTGTTAAAGTTCCAAGCAACTGGTTGTTTTACTTCCAGTGAATACATAAATGCTTTGATTTTGGAATCAAAGTGTTGACCGTTACAAATATAGTAGCCTAATTTTTTATCTAACATAATTATTTCCGTACCGTATTTATAGGCGTTAAATACGTGTCATTAATTATAAGGATACGGAATGATTCACGGATTTGAAAATGGCAAGTGGTATATTGATTACAAAACTTGTACACGCCCTGTCGGCAATATGCGACAAGAATCAGATAAACGAGCTGTAGACATTGCAAACTCCAGTGATAAGATAATGATTAGTTTAAGTTCCGGCATTGATAGTCAAAGTGTCCTACATAGTTTTGTTACGCAAGACATCCCTGTTGAAACAGCGTTTTTGTATCTACCCGGATACAACGACAACGAATATAACAATTTAAAAATCATCGACAAGAAGTATGGTATCAAAACTCACATTGTCGATTTTGATCCGTATGATTATCAAGAAGATCTAGAAGCCGAAGCGGCAGCTACAGGCATTCAGGTAAATTCTATAATTCAAAAGAAGTTTTTAAGTTTACTCCCAGACGATTACGATTTTGTTTCAATAACTCACGACCCGTATGTTGTGATCTCTATCAAAGAACGAGCCTCATATTGGTTTATGGGATACAACACTCCCGAAATTGCAAGACAACGAGCATTTGAATTATTGCCTCGCAAAGGTAAGTTTCATTTTTACGGAGACACCAGCGAATTCCTTGCGAGCATACTAGACGAAGAAATCTTGCACTCTTGTATGTACTCCTGGCCTTACTTTGCATTCAACGGTCTAAGTAAAGAAGGTGTACAATTGCAAACTGTGGATAGGTGGGATTATTATATCAAGCCTTTAATATACGGTAAGTATTGGAGAGACGAACTAATCTATTTTCCTAAGTATGCAGGATTTGAAAAAGTGCCGTTTCTGAAAGCACCGCTAGATTATAATAAACATGCGATGAAGACCCCTTTCAGAGATTTTATTAAGTTTTTAAAATCTTATACAGGCGAAACACGCAGATTCTATGAAAATATCTCTTATACAGAAGAGAACAAGTAATTTCTAAAATGTTGTTTTGCTGGTTCTAGATAGTCGTTATTGAATTCAGTTAACAGTTCTGCCTGAGCTTTATCTTGCCCCCAGGCAGTTTCCCATATCCTACTATTGGTTTCCCACAATTCATATACGAACGCTGGGTCTCGATATTTGTAAACAACAACGTCACTAGAACCATTTCCTAAGTCGTTTGCAACAGTAATGAACAAAGCCCCTTCTTGCCATTCTATCATAGTATTTGGATACACAGCAAGCCAGGCTGCGCCGTAACCAGTAGGACCAGGGACTAGTTGTAAACTACCCCAATCATAATAATGCCAATCAACTTCACGAATGTCTGGCATGCCAAGCTCGTCATACACACCTGCGTGAACTAGTTCAATATGATCTACGTCAAGAAATAAATCCATTATGTTATTGGCAGATGCTTTAACATGATCAACTCTGGTTTCCACTAAACGCATATTTTTAGTATTAATAAAGTTTGCTTCCGGAACTGAGATAGGTTTTGTGAATAACAAATTATTCCATTCATACACCGGTTCATTGGTTAGACCCTTGGTATTTTTACAAGCTGTTAGTCCCGAACCTAGTGGGTTTCCGTTTATATCAAAACTCCAACCGTGGTAGGGACATACCCTAGCGCCAGTTCCTTTCTCAACACTTAGTAAACTCTTCTGGTGCGGACAAACGTTAGAAATGATTTGTAGCGAGTCAGAATTCGCAAGAACTTTTTTGTTATTAAACTGCTTCAATGGTACATATTCGTTCTCTCGAATATCACTTACATGACCTACAAACATTATTTTAAATCCTTTATTAAATCGTTTATTATATCTTTTACTGGACGAATTTCTTTAATATTATTAAGAGCCCGCCCGGCAAATAAAATACCTGTGTCTGGACTTTTTATACCTTGTACCAATGAACCTGTATTGTTGTGATCGTCTTCTGCTATAGGTTTAAAGATTAGCGCATTTTGATTTGCTTTTCCAAATCGTACAACATCAGCATATGTAGACTCTATCATTTTTTGTTTGCTTTCGTTGCTAATAGGGCTTTCTTCTGCTGCTGCAATTAAAGTTCCAACAGCAACAGCAATGCACCCAAGGTCCAAGTATTTCATAACATCTGCTGAAGTAGAAATACCACCACTCATAACAACAGGCAATCCTACATATTTTTCCTGTACCTTTTTTAATTCGTCGTCGATGCTTAAATGATCTATGCCCCGCCCGGCACCTGCATTGCTTTTTAAAATTACACCATCTATTAACAGGTCAGCGTTTCTAGATGTCAACGCCTTAAGAAAAATTTTAATGCCGGATTCCTGTAACGACTGTATTTCGTTTTTAAAGAACTCCCAGACTTCGCCGTTAACAATTGTTTTATCGTCTATAATTTCTAATAGTTCTATCTGATTATCTAAAAGAATTTTTTGAACATTCTTGTTAAACATATCAGAAGTTAATACACTTACTAGAATCTTGTTTGATCCTGTTTGATTTTTAAATTCTTTTAGTGCAGCATCAAACAAATCTAACCGCAGTCTGTCTATTACAAAGTACGTGTATAGTGACAAGCTAGGTAAGATTCCTGCGTTATGACAGGCTATTGCTAATTTTAAATCAGACACCTTATTCATTGGTGCTGCAATAATCGGATAACGTGAACCGAATAGGTCTGTGTAGTTCATACTATTATTTATTGCTGGCATTTTTACACAATAAATATCAGGCCATGATCACATTTAAAACTCAAAAAGGAATTGAAGTAGTATTGACACACGAGCCTTGTACTGAAGAAAACGAATATTTTGTTAAGAAATTAACAGAACTCAATTCTGCAAACCACGGTAGGTCTATAAAAAATTCATTGCCTGATGTACACGGAGTAATATGGGCCAAAATAAACAACGAGGTTGTTGGGGCATTATTCTACGACCTAGAACGATCTAAAGACAGTAGTGGGGTTTGGGTAGTGTTGGCATATGTAGATACAGAATTTCGCCAGCAAGGAATTTACAAAGAACTGCATAATTTCTTATCCTCTATAACTAAAGATTTAGGACGCAATCGTGTTGTTACCTGGATGAATGTTAACAATCAAAAAATGTTTCAAATCGGAAAATCAGTAGGATACAAAGGAGTTATGGTTATTATGGAACGAAGATTAGATGACTAGTAATTACTTTTATCAGATAGACGAGCCTTACACAAATATCAAATCGGTCAAACAGTCTATTTCTAATGCTAGCTGGCAATGGATTCCGTACATGACTGTTGCTGATAACTTTTTTGAAAGTTTGTCGTTTGATCCGTTCATTAAAGAAATAGCAACACAGTTTGGCGGGCATTTAAAATTATATAAAGTTCCATCTAATTACGTTTATCATTGGCACAAAGATGCCAATATTGGATGTTCCTTAAACATGGTTCTAGAAGAATATAATTCTCATACCTTGTTTATTCATCCAGAAAGAGATAACAAATATGTAGAGCCCTTTGTTGAATTAAAGTATAAACCCGAAACCTGGTATATTTTTAATTCACAGGAGCGTCATACTGTTATAAATCTCGATAAACGAGACCGAATTTTGTTTACACTGATAATGCCCAAGCAAACAAATTATCACGATGTTGTAGCCTGGTATAAAGAATACTCAAAAAAATAGGACCCAGAGGTCCTATTTTTATATCTGTTCCTATTAAGATACTGCGTATGCAGGAACAACGTAGCTTACACCGTTTACTTTAATATTAAAGTATTTTGTAGGTGTTGCTGGAAGAGCACTTGCTCCGCCTGCTGCACCAACAGTTGTTTGTTCAGCAACAACAAAATCCACAGTACCGGTACCGTTTGGATCTAATTCAATATCTGCGTTAGAAACAATAGTTGAAATTTTATTGTTATCGATAGTGATAGTGTTGTTGGTAATACCATAAAGTGCTTTTAACAAACCTGTAGAATCAATAGTTACTCTAACTATAGATGTACCTGCTCCGTTGTTAGTTGCAAAGTCAATTTTAGACTTCATGCTAGTGTTACTAACAGCGGCATCGTCAACAGTACAAGTTATCCTACCACCGATTAAATATTGACTGTCGGCGTATCCTACAAAAGTTAATTCGGATAATTCGTCTCCGTTGGAAACTTTTGTTGGGGTTTGGATCGTTCCTCTTGCTCTAGAAAATGCAACGTTTCTCGCATCGACAGTTTCGTGTGCCTGTGTTACAGAGAACAAGTTAGTAGTATTACTGTAAACGTTGCTAAGGATATTAATAGAGCTAAATTGGCTCACACCTGAAGTAGCATCAACGTTTCCGTAGTACATGTTTGTAGTATGGTCTAACAACAAAACATCCAAGCTGTCGTATAAGGATCCTTTAACATCAGCTACAATTGTTGCAGGTAACGCTGCACTTAGGGCTCTAGTTGTTGGGTTGTAGGTAAACGATATGTTAGTATGCGTACCATCTGCAATAGACTCAGCAGCAGCATCTTTAGCTTCTTCGTTAGAATATGACGTGGCAACTACACCACCTGCATCTGTACCGTTACCAATGTGGAGGCTTCCGGTTTGTGTATTGTAAATAATCTCGCCCACTAATGGCGTGATAGAGTTGATTTCAGCGGTATTGCCTCTGCGAATCTGTAAGGGCATAGTAAAACTCCAAGGTTTCTAATTAATGTAGTATTTATCCTGGTGCCAATATATCTAAATCCTTAAAAATAGTTAACTGGTCAGTTAAATACAATATGACCAATAATTTTGTGTATAAGGTGATAGATATCCCAGAGCTTGATGCTATTCATAATGAAGTTAGGAGTTATGCCCTATCGCAGATTCCTAATTATACAGAAGCATTTAATCTGGTAAATTTACCAGAAATGATGAATGCTTGTCCTAAAACATTTGAATGGATGTTGAATGCTGGATTAATGCCTAGGGTTTGCGCTCTTATAATACAGCCGCCCGGTGCTGATCTACGAGGAACGCACACAGATACACAAGTAAACGATCTTGCATTAAACTTTAGTATTAAAAATACCAAAAATACTTATACAGGATTTTACAAAGTTGTAAGCGGAGAAGTCATTAGAAAGACGTTGCCTAACGGTGTAGAATGGGACAATTTTGAACAGGCAGAATTAGAAGAAATTGCAAGAATTGATTTAGAAAAGCCCACTATTATCAATACCAAAGTTCCACATGCAGTCCATAACCCAACACTAAATCCTAGAATATCTATAAGTTTTAGGTTTGTTAAAGATCCGTATCACTTAGTTAGTGCCTGATCTAATATAGATTTTACTGAAAGGTAATCCGGATTGTCTAGGAATCTCACGCTTAACACGTGACGCCATTTGGTATTAGCTAGGTTGTTTACTCGATGCCATTCGTTTGTGTTAACCAATGTTGGGTTTTCTAGTAATATTCTTGCTGTGCTTGATAATAATGTTGCTTCACTTCTGTCTTTAAGCAAACGAATAGATGTGTGTTCTAATTCTAATAAGCGTCCTTCTACAGGACCATCCAACCATTCCATTATTCCCTGATCGGTGTTAGCTATTGGCACGTTGAAAGCACATAACCTGTCCGATCCATCTTTATGAATAGAACCAACAGCTCCTGGTTCTGCTGAAAATAACTGAACGTGACTAATTCTAACCTGAAACAAATCTTTAATCCATTGAGGTAATTCATGTCCTAAAACACGATTAACAATGTTGTGTCGCTCTCGCGTTAGTTTTGATACTTCTAAAGCCTTGTTTTCGTTTACAAGATGTGAACCCCATTCCTGAAGTTTTCGAAACGTATCACTCCATTCATAGGTTGTATATAAATGAGGTGTTAAGGTTTCCATAGTAAAGCATATTCCTTGTATTTTTCAGCAGAGTCTAGAATTAGCTGTCTAGTTTTTTGTTTTACACGTTCCATTCCGGCAGCATTGGGCTGCAAGAAGCAAGCAATTCTAGGAGAGTACTTTGTGATAAATGGACTATGAATGGCCCTGACATTGTTTACGTAGAAGCCGCATCTTGGGGTGGGCAACTTTCCTATTAAAACTTCATCTCTGAATATGTGATTTTTAAAATTTAGATCCTTGGAAATAAATGCTTTCATTTCTTCAGTTCTAGATGTATGAGGTAAAACAGTTTGTCTTAACAACAATGGATTTTCGTCACCTGCATCGTTTCTAAGATAAAATCTTAATCCCGATTCGTCGTTATCTGCATGCCAGAATCCTAGTCCAGTAACATTTGGACGCATAGGTAACAATGTAATTGAATTTAGATCCTCTGGATCTAATCCGTATGCTTCGCTCATGTACCTTGCTAATTCTGGGAATCGAAATTCAAACCCATCGCGCCACCCAACTTGTCCAAATTTAACAAATGCTAAATCCCAGGGATATTGATCTCCGAATGTTGCCTGCGTTCTTTTTGATCCAGGGACTTCGTTTAAGATGGACTGCGGATAAATGTCTTTCATCCATTGTTCAACTGCTCCAACATCAATATCTGGGACAGGAGGAATGTCTAGGGGTGTGTATAAAATGTCAATTGGTTCCATCAATATTACCGAGAAAAGTTATCTAGTCTGATAATTATATTTATAAACACGCACGAGGCACAAAATGAATATAGAAGACAAGCTAAATTGGCTCAAACAAACTCTAATAACTGAGTTTGGAAAGGAACCGTCTGACATAACCCCTGCCACTCTAATAGATGATCTAGACATAGACTCTCTGGATTTAGTCGAACTTCAAATGAAGTATGAAGATGACATTAAAGTAGAAGTACCAACAGTCGACTATGAACTAGTTACCGTTGAAGATTTATTGAAGTTACTGCCTTGACAAATTACACGCTGAATAATCATCTACAATATTCAATAGGTGGTAGAGAATTTGGATATCGAGAACAGCCCTGGGAACCATACAAAGTTACAATGGGTGCTGTCGATCCAGACATTTATAGAACCAGTAGCTGGCGTGAAGAGTTAAAGCGTACAGCCGATTCAGTACACAAAGAATTCGGTAAAGACCTAGTGGTATTCTTGTCCGGTGGTACTGATAGCGAGATTGTTGTTAGAAATTTTTTAGAAATTGGTGTAAAGCCTAAATGCGCCATTATTAAATTCGATGGCAATTATAACGATTACGATGTTTTAGAAGCTCAGAAGATTGCCGTTGAACTTGATTTAGACTTAGAAGTTCTAAACTTTGATGTTATAGATTTTCACATGTCTGGACAGGCAAAAGAATTCGGCGCCACAATTCAATGTCCGCAAGTTACATACCTAACAGTATACCATAATATATTAAAGTTAGGTGCGCCGGCGGTAATGGGAGGGGAACTTCTCATTTCTAAGAAGATTAAAAAAAATCCCGAATGGTATTATACCTTCCGTGAGTTAGAAGATGCTAGTGCTATGAGGTTTAGCAAACTCTACAACCTTCCGTTAGTTAACGAGTGGTTCAGTTACACTCCGGAAATGGTATTGTATTACCTAGAACATCCAACGATACAAGACTTAGTCAACAATAAGATTGAATACAAGTTGTCGTCTGTTAGTTCTAAGAATAGAATCCTTCAGGGACTGTATCCAGATACTAGACGTAAGTTAAAAACACACGGGTTTGAAAGACTAAGAGCATTCAACTTTGAAAGCTATCACGAAATTTGGAGAGGCTTTGTCAAGAGAACAGAGTCCACTATTGATGGTATCATAATCGACGATGCACTAAAACAGTTAAGAAGCAAACTATGAGAGTAGAACAATTAACCAGCGAGCATAAAGAAGCAATCAAACCCTTGTTTGGTGTTAAAAAATGGATGGGCGTATCCCACGAAGACAATGCGTTCATCGGCAGTTCCTACGACTTTGAAAACACCTATTATGTAAACTTTTGTAACACGTATCTCTCGGGTCTAAACTCCTATCACGCATTCGGGGCATTTAATGACCAGGGAGAAGTAATAGGGTTTATTGGATTCTACGAATCATCTGACAATGCCGAATGGTATTGGACACACGTTTTAACTAAAGATGCTGCCGGAAAGAAAGTCATACCTGCTATCTTAGATGAGGTCATAGATTATAACGAGAAAAATGGTAGATTAAAATTCTACTCTATGTGGAACGCTAAATACGCCAGGGTATATAGACGACTAGCATTTAGCGAAAAGAACAATGAACGTTACGACTCGTTCGATGAATATCTAGTCCCAGCTAAACACAGAGTTCTTTACACAATGCCTTGGATGGTATTGTATGGCAGAATTTTATTACCTGTAGATTCGTTAGTTAGATGTACATTTTTAAAACAAAAGTATAGAGAAAACATTTTGATTGCAGGAAAGACATGAAATTAAATTACAAATACTTTGCCTTGGTTGTCGCTCCAATGATTTCACTAGGTCTGTTTGGCGTGTTCAACATGATAGCTAATGCTGAATATGCTTGGCTAGCATTAACTTTTGTATTTTGGATATTGCTGAGCGGGCTAGGAATTGCTGTAGGGTTCCACAGGATCTACAGCCACCGCACATACGAATTAAAACCCTGGTTAGACAACATTATTTTAGCCTGTGGTACTCTGGCCTGCCAGAGCAGTAGTTTAACGTGGGTAGCAACGCATATAGGATATCACCATCCGCATAGCGACACCGAAAAAGATCCTCATACTCCTACCAAAGGAATATTATATGCGTTTCTCGGTTGGACATTCTTTGTTAACGCACAAACTATTAATCACAAATATGCAGTTAAGTTGATGAGAAACAAAGCCCATATGTTTGCTCACAAGCATTATCATAAACTAGTTTGGGGATTTGTGTTGGCTTTCCTGATTGTATTTGGATGGAAGGCTTTAATTTATGGATACTGTATTGCTGCTATGATCAGTATTCTAACTGATAACCTTGTTAATGTATTAGGACATTCACCAAAGCTAGGTTATAGAAACTTCGACACAAAGGATAATAGTTCTAATTTTCTTCCATTAGGATATCTAGGTTGGGGTCAGGGATGGCATAACAATCATCACCAATTTCCTGCAAGGTTCGATTTTGGAATTAAATCGTGGGAATGGGATCCTTGTAAGATCTTTATTCCGTTATTAAAGATGGGTTCAACTAAATCTTCGGAATAACATTTTATTATTCCAGTCACGCTTCCCGTTTTCGGTTAGTAGTTTCAAGGCAACAAATTGCTTACAACTATCCGGAACGGGATTTTCTATGCCGCAAACATCATACTTACCATTTAACATTATAAAATTTGTATCAGGTAATGTTTCGTTTATGTAAGAAATATACTTGTTAAAAGACTGTAATCCGTGTTCTCTAGACATAAACACAGACGACACACCTAATTGTCTTGCGGCATCGAGCTGAATCGGTAGCATATACTTGGTGTACAAATCAGCAGTAAGTAGATTAGCCCCGTGTCTATACTGCGGCGATATGTAAAATCTAGAAAGAACACGAGCTGTATTGTTGCTCCAACGATCAGGAGAAAACTGTAATCCGCTAAATGCTACAACATTATTGTCAGATACTAGCATAGTAAACGATTTAAATTTATCAAAACTTATCGATGTATAATTTTCTTTAAGAAGATCGTTGCTATTCTGTATGTTACCAATTTCGTTGGTCCACAAATGATCTTGGGACCTGTCCTTGCACATATCAATGATTAGTATATTTTTCACAGTGTGATATTTACTATAAATATTTCTATGAGTGTAAATTATTTTCCTTTCAACTTATCTAATTTAGAATTAATACAAAACGAGTTATATGCAAAACACGGGCACCTTGCAACGGGTGACAAACTGCAAACATTAAAGGTTGATTGGACTCCTGAAAACTTTTTATCTCTTTACACACCTATTCAGGATTTAGTTATTAAGCACGGCACTGTTGTAAGGACTGCTAGATTTTTCTATACGCCGCCTGGTGTGGAATTGGAGCCGCATGTTGATGGTAAAGAAATAACAGAAAAATATTGGGCATTAAATATTCCAATTAATGTTCCGTCGGATAACCATTATCAGGAATGGTTTGATTATACAGGTGAAATGAGATTTGATAGTAATCAGATTTATACTGATTCAATTAAGCCCAAAGAGCCAGAAAAGCTAGTGTTGGTTGATCGACTAGTTTTATTGTCTTCACACTTTGTAAAAGTAGGAACCTTTCACAAAGTGGCAAATAACTCGTCTAAGGGAAGATTTATTCTGTCTATTAGATTTACTAATCCTAGCTTTATAGCGAATTTAAAATAGCTTTATTTTCAACCCATTCATTATCATTGAGATGATCAACGTTGGCCCTGAAGAACTTACGTTCCTGGTCTTCTGCAATTTCTAGTTTAGTTCTGTTGTGAACAAACGGCCAATTATCATAAATGACTATATCGTACAAGCCCCATTTGTGTGTATACAGTAAGTCGGGCTGAGATTCAAAGAACTTTAAATACGGTCCTAGCACTGGCTTGCATTCTTTTCTTTCACCGTTAACTGTAACACTTTTGATCCAGGCGTCTGTTATCTTCTTTTCCGGATCGCAAAAATAATTTAATCTCAAAGATTTCCTGTTTGTGTAAGGATTTATTTTGATAAAATCGTAATGGTCTACTTCAGTATTCTCTTTATACCAGCTTTGTTGTTGAATCTTAATGTTAGGTATTTGAGATTTTAAATCAGATGGTAGGCTATTAATCCCTTCTTCGATGTTCATCCAGGTGGTTAGGCCAGAATTAGGATCTGGATTGTTAACCATCCACAACGAACGAATAGGAAACGGTTTAAAAGAACGATTAGGAATGTCAGAATGCCAGGCCATTTCGCCTCTGCCTAATCTTTTGCTGATCTTATTACTAATAGGGCTAACTGTAAAAATGTTATTTTTTATAGGTACCAGTTCAGTAGCTTCGTTGCTGTATTTGTAATCAGTACTTGACCAGGGCTTTCCGAAGTTCATTAGAAACTTAACATAATCTGCCTTAGTAAAATTCATGTTCTTGAAAACAATAAGGTTACGTTCGTACAATAACTTACGCCATTCGTCGGGATTAGTTTTAAAAAAGTCTAAAGGATTATCAAACTCTACAGTTGTGCCCCATTTATTGTGTATGTTATTATGTTTCATGTTAGCCTTGCATCAAAAATTAAGTTAATACGATCCTTAGAAGAATCATTTTTCAACCAATGAGGTACGTGATTATTAACCCAATACAATTTTCCCTGTTCTAATAATACATCTTCATCTCGAATATGAAATATGTTCTTAGTATCTTCCTGATCGATAACAAAATGAAACCTATCATAGTAATCAAAGTATGCACCAGAGTCGGTGTGCAGATCGATCCCTGAGTTAGCGTAGTGCTTACTAAAGAATATACGACCAAACTCTACCTTTGATGCTCCGGTTTCTAACAACGCTTGCTCTAGCCAGCTTCGCATTTCCTTGAATATAGGAAAAGAATTTAGGATATTTGTGTCTCGAATGGTTGTAACCTGGTTCCAGTCTTGTGTTGTTTTAACCAATGCAGCATTAGCTACTGGTTCTCTAAGCGCAACCATGCAAGTGTTTTGTAATGCTTTAGTTACTCGCTGACGAGTGGTGTTAATTGCCCAAAGAAATTGTATTTCTGGTTTTGTAAAAAACTCAGCGATTCGGTTTGCTAGATCGTGATTTGATGATATGTAATGTGAATTACTTTCAATTGAAGTAAGTTTATACGGGGAGAACATTCTGTACCTAAAAAAGTATTTATTGTGAGAAATTTTAGTCGTAAAAAAAGGACCCAACGGTCCTTTAACAGCCGCCCATCCTATCTGGATTTATCTGCCAATATAAATCGCTTAGTCGAGATTCTGCTGCACATACTTGTGCTCTCAGCGATTCAATCTCTGCTGCGGCTTCGTCTAATAAGTCAGACATCCTGTCGGGCTTACCTTCCTGTACACTTTTCCTTGTACTAATTTGCCTGCGAATTTCGGATCGTTTACGCAAACGATAAACGAGATCTTGCTCATCCATTTTCGTCCTCCGTTGTTTCGTCGTGTTGCTTTAGCATTCTATATAATTTGTCCTGCTCAACGATAAGCAATCGTTCTGGAAACTTCATTGGTTGTTTGCTTTCATCGAGATATACTTTGCCGTTTTCAATTCGTGTAACTGTACAAAGATCAATCATTGGACTCTTGCCATACATTACGGCACGGGCAACAGTACATCCAACATTAAAGGCATAGCCTTTCATATCCTTCATTTCTCTTCTCCTGGGTAAAATACTTCCACAGTCTTGCCTTTCTTTACGGCATAATCGTGCGTGTACCATGTTCCGCCCTTTGGTTGCCATTTGTTCTGCAACGGAACCACAAGTAATAGTTCTGTTTGGTCTACTATATTACGATCTCTTTGCAAATATCCTAGGGGTTCACGAACTTCGTCGCCACCAAAATATCCTTGTGTTTCTGTCATTCTGGGTGGATGACAGACAATTCGCCAACCTAGTTGTTTTGCTACTGCGGCAATTTGAATATCTACACCAGTGCAATCGCCGTGATGCAACTCGTGACCGGTGCCAAGAGACTCCATAAAAGAAATTACTCTCAGTAGCTGATCGTCATTTGCTCCTTCTCTAGTTCCCGTAACACCAATTTTCATATAGTTATTGTTCGTCCTTTAGCACGTCAAACATGTCGCCATACTCATAGTCTGCATAGATGTGCATATCGTCTCTGTGCATAGCAACTCGGCGACACACTTTAGTGAGCCATCGACGTTTGCCTTTTACTTTAACAGGATACCAAGCAAACCATTCTTCCCATTTGTACTTAGGAAATCCTGGTGCTGGTCCTGCGCTTACTCCGGCATCGTACATTTCATCCTCAGGCTACCTCCATGTAGTTGCGTACCCAAGCAAGGCGAGCTTGCTCGTCCATAGCAGTATATTCAACAATGTTAGCACGAATAGCATCCACAAGGCCGTAATACTCTTCGTCTAGATTGTGCTTGATGTCCTTGTTCAAGTCTACTAACTTATCAGTTCTTGGATTGCGAGCAACCCACTTTGAAGTTAAGTAGTATGGTGACTTGATCTTAGCACTCACACCCTCGTCTGTATAGAATACATAACCTTCGTGCTTGCATTCCTTTGCTAGTTGTTTTAGTCGAGCCATGTTAGTAGTAACCGATTCGGCACGATAGCAGTTAAGCATATGAGCTAAATCAATCAACACTTGTGGATCGTGTCCTACATTGCTACCCCATTCGTTTTCACGATAGCCTAGCAAATACATACCGGCCTTTTCTGGAACAATGTGTGGATCTTCTGGATGCACACATTCAAACATAAAAGTCATACCTAGGTTGTCTGTTGTACCTAGGATCATTCGCCAGTCGGCCAAAGGGGCGTGTGTTAGCATCATTTCCTTTGCCATAGCAACGTATGGGCTATCAGTGCTACCAGTAGTAGACACTAACAGTTCTCCGTTATATACAGTTAAAGCAACCATAAAACCATTGACTTTACGGAAAGCGGTAACTTTGGTGTCGTCCGGTAGCACAGGCGCTTCCTTTTCGATACCGTAATTATAGATCTTTGTAAAGGGATATGTCACTAAGTTAAAATCTGCGTCAACAATAGTACCGCGACATTCCGCAATATATTCGTTCCACAAGTTATCATAGAACACTTTCTTTTTATACTTTAGTACATAGATACCGTCACCGGCTTCTTTCTTGTTAACAAGGTTGGAAGTTTCTACATACTTTTTTAATTCGTCTTTAAACATCTTCTACTCTTTTCAATTGGTGAACATTGTCTTTGAAGTCGTGCATTTCACACATACTATGTTCAAAGTCAAAGAATACAGTTGATTCTAGTTCGGGTGCATTACACCCATAACCTATTGTACGAGTAATGCTGCCTTTTGTCAACTCATTTTTGTTCCAGGGGTGACCAACAATAGGTCTTTGATACCTACAGTTACAACAGCAACGACCCGCAGTGTTTAACTCCGGGTCGTTCCATCCTTTAAAACAAGGATCAATCTTCATTTAATACCAGCCGTTCGGCATAGTTATACAAACCTTGGTCACCTTTGGTTAATACTTCTAAAAGCAAACGCTTTTCTTCAAAGTAAACTTTGGCAAAGTCTGCATCGTGCATCATAATGCTGGAACAGTTGCTGATAATGTCTGCTAACTTAATAGTGTGGGCCTCTCCCGGCGCAGCCGCAATGTGCTGACGGTCAATGGCTTTTCGTGTAGCACGATTTCCATCTTCCTTCTTGCTTACGTCTGTAACCCACAATACCAAGTCTGTAACAGCATCACCGAACTCTTCACGCAAAGCATCTGGAGTAACTGCGGTATCTTCTAAAACATCATGCAACCAAGCGGCTGCAATCATTTCTTCAGAGCCTCCTGCTGTTTCAACAAAGGCTGCAACTTGTTTAGGATGAACAATGTAAGGTTCGTTGGTATACTTACGGCGCTGATCAATAGCAGCGTGTGCCGCAGTAGCAAAAATCCTAGCTCTTTCTACAATAGTCATACG